CCAAAAAACCTTCATCTGTGTCTACAGGACCATGTTTACGAACTTTTTTCATATCTGAAGCAGAAATCTTTTTGTCTTTATTATGATCTAATTTATCTTGATCACCATGAAGCTCTTCTGGAATTTCTGTAGCTGGAACTTCTACTTTAGGAGTTTTAGAAGCTGGCTTCTTTTTCACATCTGTAGCTGCTTCTTGCAACTGTTCTTCTTCTTCTTTAACATCAATTTCAATTGTTACATCATCTGCTTTCACAGCAGTAAATTTCTGTCTAACAGAAGATGTATCAGGGTCAAAAGTTGTTTTTTTAATATAATCTGCGTAAAATTCAGTACTCATCGTTGCCAGCCTTTAATATATTCAGATGAAAAGTTAAAATGTGAGAAGTTTAATCTATCAACAAATTTAACTGCTTCACCTTTCTCTGTGTTAATTGCTACATAACCCTCTGGTTCAGTAACTTTAAAACCATCTTTAGTAAGGACAAATGCCTTTTGATTATTTATTAAATTGAGCTTATCAATAGCCATCATTTTGGCTTTTGTAATTTCATCTACGTACATAAACGATTTAACTAAAGTTAGTCTGTTTTTGTTAAGATCATCTAACAGTTGTTTCAGAGCTGCTCTTTTAGTATTAATAGCAGCTTCAGATTTAACCTTTGAAATAACTTTGTCTTCCCAATAAGTTTTAAGATATTCAATATAATCTTTAGCAGCTGTTCTAGGATTAGGAAGTTGTCCTGCTCTAATTCTACTATTGATAAATGTTTTTACATTAGCACCAGCAGCTGAAGAAGGAATTGAGTCCATAATTTTAACTATTTTATCAAAACCACCAATTAGTCTTTCTGCTTTATTGATATGAACATTAAAAGCTCTAAGTTCTGCTTCTGTAAAACCTATATCAGACCCTTTAAAATACGCGTCATCCATGAAAACATTTCTTGACGTTTTAAGTTTAGATATATCAACACCAAAAGAAGCAGAGTAGTTAGCCAAAGAACCGCGACCACTGTAGGAAGTATGCCAAATGATACCCATGTTAGCGTTTCTAATGAGCTTAGCGATATCAGAATTAGCAGGCCAAGCGTATACAATTGTATTAGGATGGACTGTAAGATATCTGATTCCATCAATTGTTTCATATTTTTGATCTCCTGAAGTAAATAACATATCTCCTTGAAGTACTGTGTCTTTAGGGATACCAACATTAGCTAATTCTTTTAGAGCTACTTGAAGTTTTTGTGCTTTACCACCTGATTCATTATCACTAATATCTTTAGCTGTTTTATAAATTTTAGGATTCTTAGCAAATACCGATTTTGTTCCTACAAAAAATTGGCCATCTTCAGGATCATAACCAGCAAACAAAGCAGGAGCTCCATCCCATTTTACAGTAAGATCAGCATGATTTGTACCCACTTTAATAGAAAAATCTCTAAGAAATTCTATAGCTGCACGTGCACCTACATCTCCTCTCTCATAAAGATCTTCATCAGCATGAGTAAGATGTAGGTTTTGCTTAGAGTCAGCAGCTTCTAATAAAAATTCTGAAAAATTTAACATATACTATTTATATCTTACTTTTATTTCCAGATTCAATGCGACGACTTACCACATCCCAATTAATAATATTGATAGATTGTTTAATATAATTTTCTATACTATTGCCGAAATTAAACATAAAAGCATGTTCCCAACAATCAATAACCATAGCTACGTTATCTACAATTCTATTGTTAGGAATAATATTTAAATAACCGCTAGTATTCATAAAAACCCATCCATTACCTTGAAGCAGTTTTGCTTTATCTAATAGAGTAGATAAAAATCTTTCATAAGAACCATATCTAGTTTCCATAATTGCTAGCAATTTACCCTGGGGTTCATTGTTTATTCTATACTCTCTAATATTATCAAAATATAATTTATGTAAAAAAGCTCCTGCTTTATCAAAAGCAAAGTCACCGGTGCCTTCATTAAACCTATCTACATGTTGTTTATAAACGTGGTTATAATGAAGATCAAAAGCTTGCTCATGAATAACAGGTTTTAATTTTGCAATATCAAAAGTAATATTAGTTTGCTCAAGCATTTTCATTATTAAGTTTTTCCGCTTTTAAAATATATTGTTTCGCTTCATCAAATAATTTTTTTGCTTCAGCTTTTTTAACTTTTGCTAATTCTATATATTCCGCTGCCTTTTCTTCATTGGTTTTTTCTACTTGTGGTTCTATAGATAAGATATTAAGAACTGGAAAAGCTTTTTTAACAACATCTGAACTAATTTCATATTTTGTTTGTAATTTTTTGTCTTTAGCTAGACAAACAATTTCAGCTTCCTTTGCGTCTACAGCTTCTAACATTTCAATAAAAGTACGTTCAATTTGCAAAGGTTTCATTTTAACTGATTGAGCAGATCTTACAATAACAGGAAAAAGTCTAATATATTCCCAGAGAGAAGCGTGATTAGGTCCATCAGCATTTTCATTTCTATTAAACGGAGGAGTACCATCAGGGACCATAGGCTGAATCGTGTCACAATAATTCATCTTCAAGATTCTGTGAAGAGGAGTATGATCATAATATTTTTTTTGAAGTGTATTTGTTTTAAGTTCGTCAGATGTAAGGTTACTTATCTCCGACAAAATCTCGAAGACTTGCATGTCCCGTGGTTTGATATTGTTCATAATTTAGTCCTTTTCTTACCATTTTCATAATATTTTCTGCATCTCTTTGCAGATTTCTAGGAAGACCAGATTTAAACTGTTTAAGGTCTTCATTAGTCGCTAATTCTCTCATTTTTGAAGCTGACATACCTGAAACGTCGTCAGCATCTGGATCGCGCTCACCAGCTGATACTACATCTATAGTATCAAACGTATAGTCTTTTCCGTTGTATGTGTTTACAAGTTCTCTAAAATCTGATACTCTATCTGAACCTACAACCAAAACAACCTCATCATATTTTTTCTCTAATTCTTGAAGCACTTTTATTATAGTGTTAGCTCTAGACATTTTTACAATATTACCAAAAGCTTTTTTAGCCAATTTAATTTTGTCTTTGTATTCTAAAGGATCTTTTGGAAGTTTGTGTGTATGAGAAAGATAAATGAGAGGGTCACCTTTATGAGCTCTAGCGACCGCTCTCACTTTATTAACCAGTTTTTCATGTCCTATAGTAGGAGGATTCATCCTACCAAAACTAAAAACTGCTTTAGACATATTATGTTAGGTCAGATGTTGTTGCGTGAGCTCTACTATCAGCTAACGCAGCAATTTCACCACTAGTCAATAAATCTTGAGTAGAAAAATCAACAGTTGATGCTGCTTCGATTGAATTTTGTGTTGCAGCTCTATTCATTGGTAATGCATCTAAAATTTCATGTGTATTAGTACCATCAGTACCAGTTACACCGAACCCTGCTGCAGAAGCTTGTACCGCTGCACCAAATGCCACACCTTTTCCGTCAATAGCTGTCTGGTCGTTAGTACCAGAAGCATCAGGTCTTACATAAGTCATAAGGATCTCCTTTTATTGTTATAACAATATTATTTATTATAGCTTAACTTCAAAATCTTGAAGAGACTCCATAAGCAATTTCATTTGATTTTTTGTAAACAATGTCATTAAACGATTAATAGAACCTTTTGCAGGCTTATCAAAAGCTTCTAGAATCTCTTGTTTAAGATAATCAGGACATCTGCTCAGATCAATCATATCTCTATTACGTATAATACGACGAGCAATTGTTGTACCTAATGCTTCAGGGTCTTGCATAAGCATATCCATCTTAGCTTTGCGAAGAGGTGTTTGTCTAGCATCCTCTTCAACTAACACATTATCATCTGACATTACGTTAGGAATACCATCACCCATATCACCTTTGAGTATTTTAATTTCTAAATCAGTAATAGGATCAATATCAGGTTCTATCCATTTCTTCTGAATGTTAGAAAACTGTTTAATGTTAGGATATTTCTGTAGCTGTACAAAATCTTTATCTGGTGATACGATAACAGTAGGAGTAGGGTTCATATTAGCTTCTACAATAGTAGCAATAACATCATCTGCCTCACATCCTTCAATACGAACACAACGATAAGGAGAGTATGTTTCTATTTCTTCTCGTACGTTGTTCATCATAGTAAAGATAGCATTCCAATCATGCTTAGACTCTTTACGTTGTTTTTTGCGATTAGCCTTATACTGAGGAAAAGTCTTCTTACGCCATACATTAGTATGATCCATAGCAATAACCATCTCACCAAATTCATTACGAAACTTTTCGTTATACTGACGAATGATATTAAAAATCTGATGGCGAACTAATCCTGGTTCGTCCATAAAATCATCCACTCTAACCATAATAGACGACATCGCAATTGATGAATAATCAAGTAATATCAACGTAAGCTCCTATCCTACCGTTTACGTCTGGGCACTCTACATACCGATACCCGTCTGGAGGATCAATATGATCACCTTCCCAAACGGGTATAAAGACATTATTATTATAAGAAAAATCTGGATTTTTTCTAATATGAATTTCGATTAGTTTGTTGCCAATAAATTCACAATTAATATTAGGTTTATCTCTAAAATTGATTAGTATGTGAGGAAAAGGAAAGTCTTTTTTGACTGTAATCCAT